CAGAAGTCTATCATCGGTGCTCTGTTAGCACAGCGCATCGAATATTCACGGTCTAAGACATTCAGTCCTAGGTCGTAAAAATCATTTCACAGGAGACGTTTGTTATGCTTCCCGATCCAGTTACCGTTACCGCGGCTGCACCAACTCCCCAACTTGTCTTCACGGTTGTGAAGTCTGATGGGTATGGTTCAGAACGCGTAGATACCGGTGGTAATGGCTACGCCATTATCACCAATCACCAGCGTACGAAAGGCGGTGGTGACAGACACTACGTCCAAATGACGCAGACTGTCAATGCCGTCGATCCGTATTCTGGATTGACTAAGAAGCAGGTTGCTTCGGTATCTATCACTATCAACCGTCCCAGCTTCGGTTTCACCGATGCTGCTATGGTTGCACTCTCGAAAGCCCTTACGGACTATCGAGATGATAGTGAGGTGACAACCCTCAAGTTGTTGCAATTCCAGAGCTAGTTCATATAGAATAGGAGTCAATCATGAATCCTAATACATATGAATCAGCTGTTGGTTTTGTACTTCGTTGGGCTGTTCGGGTTGGGCTGCTCTCTGGGCCTCTGGCTATTCTTGCCATGATGCTTGCGGGTTGCAGTCCTTTCCCGTCCATGCCGAATCCATTAGCTAATGGATTAGGGGTACGGCCTCCTTTAGAGGTCGGAGGGGAAGCTCAGACTCGGAATCGACTACCTCAAGGAGGTTGCGATGAAAAGTCCGATATTGCTCCTACGTGGTCTGTGGATGGATTTCCACAGGCTTTGTCCTGATGTGAAAGGCCTCGAGCGTGATCTTGAAACGCTCGAGTCAAGGTACGAAAACGAAGGCTATGGATTCCTAACCATAGCTTTACCTGCGCTAGGAGACGCACTAAGAAGTGGTCTCCGTGATCGCAAGTTCGCCTGCCCAAGGGGGTTTAAGTCGATCCCTAAGGGAACAATCCCGAGATTTCTCTCAGGTATGTTCAGCGAAGTATTCGAACCTTTCTCTGGGGAGCTTAAAGAGGACGTCAGTGATGACGTCGTAAAGTGCCTCTCTGAGGGGCTTTACCTCTTTAAGAAAATGACGATGTCTTCTAAAGAAGAAGAGATTCTTCATAAGAAGGCTGTTGCGTCATTTTTTGAGACTGACGATATTGCCGCTAAGGTAGTTATACCAGACCGGCAACATCACCTCATCTCACTCGTGTCTGGAATCGTTCTTAGAAGCTTAAGTTCTGAGCCTCTAAGATTTGATCGATTCAAACACGGCCCCGGTGCTGTATACGAGGGTTACAAGATGAACCAGAAGTGGTCCGCCTTGACGAACTCAGTCAAGAACGCTGAGTTTGACTTGGATTCATATGGGTATGCCGACTTCGAATGTTCTCTAACTGATCTTTCAGATAGAGTCGTCGTCGGACAACCACTTGACCAAGACTACCCTAGACAAACAGAGATGTTTGTCGATCATAGTATACAGGCTTCGAGACGCATGTGTAGACTGGTCACGGTGGAGAAAAATTCTTCAGCGCGACGAACTATTACTGTCGAACCCATGTTGAATCAATTTATTCAACAAGGATTAGCGATCTTACTTAAGTCTGCTATAGACAATTGTAAGATCCTCAGTAACTGTCTAGACATAACCGACCAAAGCAAGAATCAACAACTTGCATTGGAAGGCTCCCTTAACGACAACTGGGCAACCATCGATCTGAAGTCTGCATCCGATCTAATGAGCATACCGCTCGTTCAGACCGTATTCAGCCGTCATGGTCTCTTTTTGGACCATATGATGGATTGCCGATCTACACATGTTGAAGCACCTAACACTGGTGTTTCAAAATTGTGTAAATTTGCCGGTATGGGTAACGCTTT